GAAGTTGTCTTTTGCATCTTCATCAGTTCCATTGTCTTTGAACTGTGCTTCCAGTTTTGCAAGCTCAAGGTTCATCTTCCTATCGTCAACATTACGTTTCAGAAGTTCCTGTGCTGCTTTGGTTCGTTCAGACAATGATGCATCTAGGTCGAACTGATCTTTGATTTTCCCTCGCATGACATCAGTTAGATACTTCATGATTTCCTCAATATCTGCTATGTCTTTACTTGCGATTTGCTCCTGTCTAGCGTTGATATAGTCGAGAATCTGTGGTTTGCGAAGGTTCTCACCGCCCATGCTCATTGCTGTTTTTTCTCTGTATCCGGCATTCTTTGCTGCCTGTGTTGCGTTCCCCAGTTTCAGGTACTCATCACAGAACTTTTTCTGCTTAGGTGTTAGCTTATCCTTAGGCACATTTAACCACCACCCTTTTCTTTACTGTCTCTTTTCTCCCTGTGTTCCATTTGACACTTAATCATCTGTAGTACATTCGTCCTCTCTGTATGTATCCCATGTCCTTGACGGAATAGTTCACACTGCAAGATGTTCCCACAGTGCGTGCATTCATCTGTTATCTCTCTGTTTGCAATCCTCAAGGCTTCACCTCGTCCCATATTTCTTTCAGGCAATTCACTATTTCAAGCTGTGATGTTGTTCTGATCAGTTCTAGATCTTTCTCTTTCCACTCTCCATGCCTGTCTCTTCCTAGTGCCGGAGTAGATAATATATAGATGTTAATGAGTCTGTTCTGTTCAGCTGAATAGAATTGTCTCTGACTGTACTTTATAATCAAGCCTGTCTGCAAGATTGCTCTCTGTAGCTTCTTGGATATTCCATTGAGATTCACCTTTCTACCTCCAAAATAAAAAAGATTCCATGCATGTTACAATGTCTCTTATACCATTGTAACTGAATGAAATCTTTTCGTTGTACCCATATTATAAATTAATATCTTCTTGTTCCATGTTCCAATCTTTAAGTTCTATACATAACTTATACGGACCACCATCTTTGGTTGCCAATACCTCATTCATAATAAGTCGATATGTATACCTGTTCCCATATAAGTCCTGAAATCTCAATTCCGCTTTTTTCTCCCCAACATAGTTCTTCGCTGCAATACTCTCATCTTCTACATTTATTCCAGACGCAATATCAATAAATTCATAATCCCCCTCTTCTACCGCTTCACTTATAATCCAGCCACGTTTTTTTCCTTCTATATTCATCTTAACTTTTAATGCCGGTCCTCGTCCAATATTTTTTATTTGCAACACATAATCGTTGTCTGAATAAACCTTTTCATATTCTAACAATATTAAATTGCATCTTTTTTTCGCTGCATCTTCACTATTTTCAAATTCTGTTTTGTGAACTTTTTTAATAACAAAATAGGGTTTTACTGCTTCGCGTCTGTTGAGTTCAACCTGATCTTTCAATTCTTGTTTCTGAATCTCATAATCTTTTCTATCTTTTTCTTGCTGTAATTGAAATGTCCATTTAACTCCAAGTACAGTTGCTACTGCTCCCATCCCACTGCCTATATAACTTCCAAAAAATCCCAACCAGCTTGCTTTATTTATTGCGCTCGGGAAACTATTTTCAGCTACAAGCCAAGATACAATCAATCCTACAATAAATATCAATCCTATTATGCATAGCATCAACCAATTTTTCTTTTTCATAATCGCTTACAATATAAGCATGATGTAACATTACGTAATGATACACCATGCTTTTCCTCCTTAGATTTATTATACTAATATAAAAGTAATTTGTAACTTTTTCAACTATTTACAATATACTTCTTCCAAGTAATGTCATTAATCTGTTGTATTCTTCAATCACCTTTCGTCTGTATCCCTGGAAGTCTTTCCGCTGCATAGGGATGTACTCCCTCTTGCAAATGTTGTCATATCCAAGTCCTGTTGTTAGATTGATGAAGAGGAAGTTTGCTATCTCCGGCTTTACGTTCTGGCAGCTTTGGAGAAGAAGCACTTGTTCATACCCAGTAGCTTTCCGGCAGTAGTCAATAATCTTCTTCCCTTGCTCATGAGTGATGCCGTAATCACTCAGATATGTTTCTCTTACGCTCAATGGTATCCACCTCCCACGCATGCTTTTATATCTATCCCAACTCTTGTCAGTCATTCGTTCGGATTTTCTTGTAAATACTCGCCTTGTGTCCTTATCAGGTTTCTTGCCTGATATGCCGGACGGTTAAACTCTTCGCTTACTTTCTTGTCTACCGGTCTTTCTGCCATTCCACCATAATGCTGTTGCAGATTCGCCTTGATCTCTGCCGGGCATCTTCTTGTTTCTGTACTTCTTTTCACTGTTCATCACTCCAATCCAGAGCCTGCCCACAAAATTTGCAGTATGGCATTTCCCACGTAGTAAGATTTCTGATTGTCTTCATTTCTCCGAATAGTTTCTTGCAGCATGGGCACGATGCCTGTCCGTTCCATGTTTCAATCTTCTTTTGCCTCTGCTTCTCTAATGCTTTAACTGCCATTTTCTTTGCTTCGATGTTTTCTTCGCTGTTGGATGTATCCAACCCCTTAATGATTCTAATTGCATCTTCAATATTCAACTTTCTTTCTCCCTGCTATGTACTCTAAAGACACATTATATATATCTGCATATTTGATTGCTTCTCCTAACGTCAGCCCTTTCCTTCCTGTTTCAAGATCTTGCAGTCTTTCCTCCTTCATGTCTAGCTTGACTGCTGCCTCTTTTCTTGTCAGTCCTCTGATTTTTCTTAGATACTTCAGACGGTTTCCTGTTGTTCCTACCGGTCGTAATATAACCATTGTAATCAATCCCTCCTTTCACGTCCCATGCACAAATGTCGCAATCCTCAGGACATACATTTGCCTTTATTGCTCTTTTGCACATCTCCATTTTCAATTTCCTATCATCCTCAATATCCTTGATGAATCCGAGTTTCCTCAGGATTTTATGAATCAGTGATTCTTTTCGCATCTTTTCTTTCCTTTTCAACCAACAGTTATGACCGCCGGATTTACAACGCCGTCACCGTCATATTCATATTCCTTGTTGTGCCACTTTCTTAGAAATTCTCCGTATTCCCAACATTGAGAAAGAATGCTGACAGCTGCTCCATACATAAATCCTGTGATTCCCTCTTTATCCGCTTCATAGCTCAGCTGCTTTGCATTATCAACAATAACTTTCATTTCGTCTTCTTCTGATGCTTCTATCTTCTCTTCCATCATTCCAGCCCATCTTTCAGCATATGTGAAACACGCTCTACCGTATGGATCACTGTTTTTTTCATACCAGTCTTTATATTCCTGTTCTTTACCTTTTACAATTTTCATCTTCATTCTCCTTTACATAATCCGGGCACTCTACCGCATATTCGTAGCTGTCTATATCATCGCACTGAATATTGCATTGGTCTTTTATCTGACATTCCAGACAGCACGCATTCTGTCCATACAAGCAATAATTCTTGCATCCCATTTACTGTTCCTCTCCATATTTGAATTCGCACTTAATCTGTCTAGCTGAAACAATCATATTCACGAAATCATCTGCATGGTTAATTTCAATATTTACCGGAATTCCAAAATCATCAAACATCTTAATTTCATAATGCTCGTCCACTAACTCCAAAACATTGGCGAAATCATTGTCCTCGTCTGGAAATCCATCGAGAATATCTCTGATTTCATCTTCGATGTTTGACAGTAATGAAATCATCGGAAC